TAAACCTTGTTGGGTGGTTTTTTGGCGGCTAAGATAGAGCCTATGTTGAGCCTGGGTGGCTCAAGAAAGGGCTGCGTTTGCGCAGGTCAAACAGGGTGTGCAACATTTTTGTTTGTTGCAGCCTTATATATAGTAGAGGGGCTTTTAAGCCCCCCGCCCCTCTACCGGCTTGAGGCCTTTCAGGCCGAAAGCGGCGCTTCGCTTGGTGCTTCGCGCCGCGACCGAAGTGTTAGCGAGGTCGCTCACTCACTACATTCGGTTCGCTCCTTAGGGGTTTTTACAAAAATTTTTTTACCTTATGAATTGTTATTGACGGGCCAGTCTTATACCTAGAGGAGTTTCTAGTCTTATGCCTAAACAGCAGGACAGTCTCCATTTACGTTTGGCCGCTGGTAAGACCTTAGATTCTGATGAGGCTAAGTCCAGGCTGCTTGAGATGATAGCCAAGGGTTTCTCTGTTGAGGATGCTTGTAAGGCTGTTGGTAAGTCTTCTAAAACGTTTTATTATTATACTAAATCTGACCCTGATTTTGACCGTGAGGTTAAACTTGTCCGCGCTTTGAAGGCCAGGGGTGGTCAAATTTCTGATGAAGACAAAGCAATGTCTTTTAGGGATTTTCGTAAAGAGTTTATGAAGTCTGAGACGTTTGCTCATCAGCAGAACATTATTGACCTTATTGAGAATAAAGACCCGTCTTGGTTGCACCCGTCTATGTTGTTTGAGCAGGGTGTTAAGAATTATGTTTTGGTGAATATGCCACCGGAGCACGCAAAGTCAATGACCGTGTCTATTGATTATATTACCTATAGGATTTGTGTTGACCCAACTGTTCGTATTAAGGTTGTGTCTAAGACACAGACTATGGCTAAAGAGTTTTTGTATGCTGTTAAGCAGCGTTTGACTTCCCCGTTTTATATTGACCTTCAACGTAGGTTTGCCCCGGCTGATGGGTTTAAGGCGACTTCTGATAAGTGGACGCAGGATGCGATTTATATTGAACGTGAGTCCGGCGAAAAAGACCCAACATTGCAAGCCTTGGGTATTGGTGGGCAGATTTACGGTGCCCGTGCCGATTTGATTATTCTTGATGACTGTGTGACTTTGTCTAACTCTGGTGAGTACGAGAAACAGATTCGTTGGATTCAACAGGAAGTTTTGACACGTATCGGTCCTACCGGTAAATTACTTATTGTTGGTACACGGGTTGACCCGATTGATATGTACCGTGAACTGCGCACTAATGACAGGTACCCTGAAGGTAAAAGTCCTTGGACTTATTTGGCTATGCCTGCGGTTTTGGAGTTTGATGAGAATCCTGAGAATTGGGTTACTTTGTGGCCTCGGTCTGATAGGCCTTGGTCTGGTGACCCTGTGGACCCTGATGAGAATGGTTTATTCCCTAGATGGGATGGAATTAGATTAAAACAACGCCGTAGCGTTTTGGATGCTAAAACGTGGGCGATGGTTTATCAGCAACAGGATGTTGAGTCTGAGTCTGTGTTTTCTGCTGAACTTGTTCGTGCTGCTGCTAATGGTATGAGGGGTTGTGGTCCGCTTGTTGCCGGTGCTCCTGGTTATCCTGCTGACACTTCAGGCTTCTACACCGTTTGTGCTATGGACCCTGCTATGTCGGGTGACACCTTTACGGTTGCTATTTCTGGTGATAGGAATACTAAACGTAGGTATCTTCTTGATGCTTCTCGTATGCCTGCACCGACTCCTCAACGTATCAGGGAAATAATTTTTCAATGGACTGAGCGTTATAAGCCTGCTGTTTGGGTTATTGAGAAAAACGCTTTCCAATTGTTTTTAACGCAGGATGAAGAGATTAATGCTTTCTTACAGTCACGGGGCATCAGGCTTGTCCAACATTATACGGGCAATAACAAGATGGACCTTGAATATGGTGTGGCTTCTCTTGGTACTTTGTTTGGCAGTTTTGGTCCAGATGGTAAGCCGGCTAAGAATGCTCTTATTGAGTTTCCGCGTGCAGAGTCTGAAGGCGTTAAAGCACTTATTGAACAATTGATTACTTGGTCTCCTGGTACTAAGAATAAACAGGATGGTCCTATGGCTTTATGGTTTGCTGAAACCCAGTTAAGGGATTATGTGAACCAGCAGGGAAGTTATGGCAAGACTTGGGTTAGAAACCCTTTTGCTACACCAATTGATTTAGCCAAACGACAAGTTGTTGATTTGGAAGAGTATGCAAGAAAACAAAGACTAGCCAATGCTGGTTGGTTTTAAGGAGATAATAATGGCACCAAAGCCAAAAAAAGATGGACGTTTAAAAAATACCGGTAGAGAAGCAAGAGATGTTTTGACTGCTATCGGAACAGCGTTTTATTCACAACAAGGTTTTTATCAAACTGACCCAAGAACTGGTAGAAGAGTTGGTGGCGCTGATGCAATGTCTGGTCCAGGTGCTGCTAAAAATCTTAAACGTCAAATTAAAGAAGTTGGTAAAGCCGCTATATTAAATAAAAAAGGTACAACTTCTGACATTATAAAAAAGAAACAAAAAACAGGAAGTGAAATTACTCCAGGTGGTCCAAGAGAATCATATAGAAAATATGAATATGTTAAAGGTAAAACAAGAAACAAACCAAAGGGAAGATAAATAATATGATAAAAAAACCAAAACCAAATCCAAAACCTACACCAAGAAATAATGAAGAATTAATAGATTACAAAAAAATAGGAAGCAAAGTTTTAAAGCAAGCACTTGCTGCTAATCCTAAAACTACTCTTCAAGAGTTTAAAAAACAATATCAATTAAATAAACCAATAGGTGCACCAAAAATTAAGATTAATCCTTTTGGCGCTGCTGGTGTTAAAGATGCAAAATCTTCAAAAGCAGTAAAAAAACGTAAATAACCTACTAAAGGATTAATGTGGCTCGTAAGATTGAAGATATTGCTAACGCCTATCAGCAACTAAAACAACGATACGGTTCTCGTGATGCTCGTTGGAGCGATGTTTTAGAAGTTCGTAAAGGTAACATCAATAACGTTTTCCCAGGGCTATTCCCAGCAGAATACCCTAAACCTATGGTGGCAAACTTTATTGACGTGGCCGCACGCGACATTGCTGAAGTGATTGCACCTCTTCCTGCTATTAACTGTTCAGCAACTAACGCTGTTTCTGACCGTGCACGTTCACGTGCCGACAAGCGCACAATGATTGCTGCTGGCTACCGTGACACTTCACGTCTACAAGTTGAAATGTTCACCGGTGCAGACCGCTACATTACTTTTGGTGCTCTACCTTTCATTGTTGAAGCAGATTATGATAACAATACTCCACGTATCCGTTTAGATAATCCTTTTAATTCATATCCTGAATTTGACCGTTTTGGTCGCTTGCTTTCTTACACAAAACTTTATGTTAAAGCCGCACAAGATTTAGTTAACGATTTCCCAGAATATGAATCAGTTATTCTTGGTAAGTTTGAACAACGTGGTTCTATGCGCCCAGTACAACTTGTGCGCTATATGGACAAACACGAAACAGTTTTGTTCTTACCAGAACGCGGCAACTACATTTTGCAACGCGCCAAGAATCCTCTTGGTAAATTAAACGTTGTTTTCGCTGTAAGACCAGGTGTTGATTCTGATGAACAACAACGTGGACAGTTTGATGATGTTTTGTGGGTACAAGTCGCACGTGCCCGTTTTGCTACATTACAACTTGAGGCGGCACAGAAATCTGTTCAGGCACCTTTTGCGTTGCCTGCAGATGTTAACGTCCTTGAAATGGGACCTGACGCAACTATACGTTCCGCATCTCCAGAAAAGATTCGCCGTGTTGATTTAAATGTGCCCCCTGGATTATTCACAGAATCTGCTGCACTTGACCAAGAAATGCGTATGGGTGCACGTTACCCTGAAGGCCGTCAAGGTGTAAGCCAAGGTTCTATTGTTACTGGTCGTGGTGTTGAAGCCCTTATGGGTGGATTTGACACACAAGTTAAAACAGCGCAACAAGTTTTAGCTGAAGCATTAAAACAAGTATTTGAACTTTGCTTTGAGATGGACGAAAAACTTTTCGGTAACTACGAAAAGACGGTTCGCGGCGTTGACGCTGGCGCACCGTATGAAGTCACCTATACCCCTAAGAAAGACATTGATGGGGATTATACGGTTGACATCACCTATGGACTGATGGCCGGATTAAACCCCAACCAGGCTTTGGTATTCGGACTCCAAGCGCGCGGAGACCAATTAATTTCCCGCGACTTCCTCCGCCGTCAGATGCCTTGGGAAATAAACGTAACAATGGAAGAACAGAAGATTGAAATTGAAAAACTTCGTGATTCTCTTGTTGCAGCAATAAGTGGATACGCGCAAGCAATTCCATCATTAGCAACACAGGGTCAAGACCCTGGTGAAATACTATCTCGTATTGCAACAGTGATTAATGGTAGACAAAAAGGTCAACCTATAGAGCAGGTAATCGCGGAAGCGTTTGCCCCTCAAGCACCGCCACCTTCTGCTGAGGCTGCAGCCCCTGGTATGGAACAACCCGTCCCCGGTTCCGCAGGTGAGGCTCCCTCCGGTGGTGCTTCAGGTTTAAGTGCAGCAACTGGTGGTCCACGTGGTGTGGCACCAGGACAAGTGGGACAAGGTGGAAGACCACCAATACAGTATTTGCTGGCCGGGTTAACCGGTTCCGGCAAACCCACACTATCTTCTAGTGTGACAAGAATGGTCCCTGCGGGCTAAAAAGGAAAAAGAATGAAATCATTCAAAGGCGGCAAGAAGCCAGCAAACCAAGGTTCTGCTGGAAAAGCATACGAACAACCAGTTAAAAAATCTGGTGTTCCAAAGGCTGCAAAACCAGGTATGTCAAAGATTATGTTCTCTGCACAACCATCTGGTACACGTGGTGGTAAAGCACCAAAACGCGCTGGTAAGTAAACAATTAATTTAAGGACGTATAAATAATGGCAAGAGGTGGAATGAGACCAACTGCACCACAAAACAATCCAATGAATGTTAACGGTCGTGGTGGTAATGGTCAAAGCGGTGACGCTACACAAGCAGCCAAATACGTTCCAGGTCTCCCTTATGGAGAAGGACAAGCATTGATGCAAACGCAACAATCTGCTCCTTTGGCTGCGGCTCCGAGTATTGAACAATCAGGTATGCCTTCGGGCCTCGCATCAGCCGCAGCCTCTCAACCAGTTATTGGTTTAAATGAACCATCAGCAAGACCAGATGAACCAATAACCGCTGGTGCACCATTAGGTCCTGGTCCAGGAATGGAAGCACTTGGCCCAACTGTTTCCCAAAAATTTGAAACACAACTAATTGAAGACAACCGTAAACTTTTAGAATTTTTACCATCATTAGAATCAATGGCTAATGACCCATCTTCTTCCACAACATTTCGTGGATTTATACAATATTTGAAGAGCATTGCGTAATGAGTGAATTTTCTGAGAAATTTGATATGGCACTTCAAACTCTCGGTTATCCTCTGGGAGCCGTTGCTTTTGATTTAGCACGTATTCCTGATTATACTGTTGAAGAGTTTGATGAATTATTGTCTTTATTGACTAAAAAGGGTGGCGAATAGTATTGGGTGCTTTAACTGACTGGTTAACGTCAACTAAACCTACTGCTGCTATTGGTAATTTTCTTACAGAAAAACTTGCACCTGCTGCATTAGAAATTTTACAACCATTAGAAAAACCTATGATGGCAGCGGATAAAGCATTTGAAACTGTTGTCAGAGACCTAATTGGTGCTGCAGCATTAGAATCAGCATATGTTGCACGTGGCGACATTCTTCCCGTTAAAGAAGCATATAAGGCTACTGACCGTATTTCTTATGGCGAAGCAGTTCAATACAATCTTTTTCAAACCGCTTTACGACCAGTGCGTGGTATTGTTGGTGAAGTTGCTGAACGTGTTGGTGGTAAAAAGGCTGTTGAAAAAACTTACGATTTTTTACCTTTACTTAATCCTGATTACGATATTCTTGATGAAGAACAACGTCAAGCCGCACAAGAAAGCCCTTTCTACCAATTCATTACTGGTTTAACGGATATTGGTTTAGAAGTTTTTGTTGGTGGTAAAGGTGTTGGTGCTGCTACAAGATTTACTAAAATTAAAACTGGTTTAGCCAGAGATTTAAAAAAACCTGCAGAAGTTGTTGAACAACTTGAAAAAGAAGCAGGTGATGGTTTAGTTAGTATTC